ATTATTCCTGTATGCGCTTTGTTGTTTTCACTTAAACCGCTTGGATATTGAAACTCAATAAAACTTGGAATAAACCATTTAGTATTATTTTCTAATGGTATTATCTTATCCCCAAAATATTCTAATGCTTTTTGTTCATCTAATTTTTCTCCAATTCTTATTTGAGCAACTTCTATATCAACTTGCCAAATGCCAGAATGGTCGCAATCATCACAAACATATAACCAAAGCAGCTTGTAAGGGGCTTTTAAAGACCTAATAAAAGGCTTTTTCCATTTTTCTGTATCAGTAAATCTTTTAGCCATTGTTATCATTTTTTAAATCTTTTCTACAATATGTTTCACTTTTACCATTATCAATGTGCCTTTTAATAATTTCTAAAATTCTATCATAAGAAGTAGAATTCATAGTTTCGTGTAGCCAATGGCAATCTTCACAAAAAGTTATTAATTTATCATTTTCTATATCCCAAGGTTCTTTGAAATATTTAAAATGATGTACGTGTAATGTGTGTTTGTCTGAACCACAATATCTGCAAGTCCAGTTGTCTCTTTGTAAAATTTCAAGACGTTTCTTTTGCCATCTTGGGTCTTTTAACTTTTCTCCGTATGTCATAAAAATAAAATAGCCCGCAGATTTGCTGGTAGTACGAGTACCAACGCCTCCTTGGGCAAAAAGTTTTAGATTAGAATCTCGTACATTCTATTGCAAATATAATCAATTAACCGAATATTGCGCTACTTGTTTCTTATTTTTTAGCTTAATAATGGTAGTTTTAATATTCATTCCATCATTCCTAAGGTCTGCTATTCGTGCTGCTAATCTAAAGCATCCGAACTTGTTTAAAGCATCAATAGGGGTTAACTTTCTACCTTTATTTAGGTAGTTTGCAATTTGTTGGTTTTGGCTCATAGTTGTAGGTTTTAAATTTGCGCTTTACGTTATCGCCCAACGAGGGGTTGTTTTAAAATGGTAAATCATCTTCTGATTCCTGTTGGTTTACGGCAAATTCCTTTTTAGCAGTTGGTGCATTAAAAGAAACTTGTTTACCTCTACCACAATAGTTTTTCTTAGCTTTTTCTGCTCTTTCTTCTGGACTTTGGTTGTTCCATACTGTGTGAGTGTTCCCTTTATCATCTGGTTCTTTTAAGAAGTCAGTAGCTACGTTTGCGTAACTTTTGCCGTTCTTAGCTTCTTTCCAGTTGATGTCTTCTTTGCAAATGTTTAGTACAATCATTGTTTATAGTTTTAATTTTAATCGTTTAAATAGTTTTCAAATACCTCAAATTTATCAGCTAACATTTGATAAGGAATGTAATCCCTTTTAGGTTGATCTAATAACTCTGGAAAGTATTTTAGTTTATGGTTTTTAAGATGTTGCTTTGCTATGTTTAATTTATCAAGCATTTCTTTTGCATTATGTGGGTAGCTTGTATCAAATTTATATTGCCAAAATTTAACATTCTCTCTTAAATCCCAAAGTTTATTTATTGGTGTCATAAAGTTTGTTTTTTCTTGGTAAATAATTTAGTTACATCTTTAGTTGCAAGTTCATTGTTTAATGCATAAAGTTGACTTAATTCAGTAGTATTTATGCATAAATCAATAGCTAACTCTAAGTCATCTACATTTTCGTGAGTCTTAATGTAGGCTGGAGTTTCATCCGTAGATTGAGCCATTTCATCTCCTGTGTAAAGTCCACTTAAATCTTGTGGGTAAGCCTTACGCAAAGCTAATGCCTCTGCAACCTTACTAAGCATTGTATGTGGCATCTTAGACCATAAACCCATAGGTTTACCATCGTTTGTCTTTTGGCAATATTCTTCCCAATAAGCTACACCAACGGATGCTTCATACCTTGTTTCTCCGTGAAATCTAAATACTGATACTTTACAAGAAATTAACTTACCATCTTGTTCTACAAATACTGGTTCGCTTTGTCCACCATAGTTTCCGCTACGTTCAGCGATTACTCGGAATCCATCGATACTTGTTTGAATGGTCATTTTTTTACCCCATCCATTTTGCGTTTTTACGTTCCTGTGGATGCAATAAATCTGTCTTGATAACGCATCAAGTCCAGTTCTTTGGGCTTGATAAAGAAATAGCTTTAGTTCATCAACTGTTGCTTCTGGAGCAATCTGCGATTTTACTAACTCTACTTGATCTTTCGTGTACGAAAGTTGTGGCTTTTTAGCCAGTTGTTGTTCGTTCATATTGGTTGGTTTTAGAGTTTAAAATTAACTACTTTGGTGTTAATAACCAAATTAAACAAGCACATTTAAGTTGAAAACATCCTTTTTTATGGTATCATCGAACTTATTTGACAATTGTCCTTTAATCTTAGAGATGGAGTGTAAAACTGTTGTTCTATCCCTATTAAAGATTTGTGCGATTTCCTCGCCATTTAACTCGGTTTTTTCCTTTGTTAAGTACATAGTCATTTGCCTTGCTAAAGTAACCTCCTCGCCTCTATATTTGGACATCATTTGTCCATACTTAATTTGGTAATAATTGCATACTTTTTCAGCTATTTCAATCGCATACTCCTTTTGTTGTTCTTTGTCCATTCTTATTGTTTTTATGTTTAAATGTTTGTCTAATAAATCCTTTAATTGATTTATCTCTTGCTTTAGTTTTTTGTTTTTCTCTCGCAAAACCTCTATTTCAAGTTCTGCCATATATGTCTTATGTACTTCTCTCATAATGCTTCTATTTCTTGTTTAACAAGATGCCAAAAATTTAATTCTCTAACCCACATAGACTGATAATCATCATAAAATATTGCTAATATCTCATCTACTGCTATTAATGCACATTGTTTTGTATTTTCATAGTTTTTTATATCTATAAGTAAATAATACTTATTAAATAAATCTTTTGCTTTCTCTTTTGGTGTCATATTAAAAATGTAAAAGGTTAATTGGGAGCATAAACTCCTCTGTTAATGTATAAAGGTCAAGGATAAGGAAATGGTAGCTTTTAAGGATTCTTCTCTGGATGTCATTCATTCGTGCAATCTTAATTAGCAAATCTTCCTCGCTAATCATTGTTCTTGTGTCATCCAGTCCTCGCCTCCATTCCGTTAGATCAGCCTCAAATAGATTTTGTCTTCCCTGTGCTTCCTTTAGCAGCTGGAGTAGTATTGTTGCTCTTTGGTGCAACTTTAGTTGTTTTGCTTGATAGATTAGTTTGCTCATATTGTTTTAGGATTTTATAAACCAACTTACTTAAAGTAATGTTTTTGGAGTCGGCTTCGGTTTGAAGATTAGTCTTGATTTGGTTTGTTACTAAGGTCGTGATTATCGATTTCATAGATTCTTTTTATGCCTTCAGCTAATTCCTTACAGGCGGTTACAGTTTGTCTTACATAGCCATCTGGCATTGTTAATAATTGGGTTTCTAATGTTTTAATGTAAAGTTCAAGTGGATTCATACTAAATGTTTTGAAGGATTGCGGTAAATAAAAATGCCATTAATACAATGATAAAAGCGTACATTGGTTTGATGCTTTCGGCTTGGTAGCGTTCATTAGCCTTTTGTTGTGGTGTTTTTAACTTGTTCATATTGGTTTTTTTGGTTTATTAAATCATTTCAATTTGGTATCCTAAATAAGTAAACTTATCTAATTTAAATTTTAATGTAATATCATTAAATTCTGCTTCTGGAATACAAATTGTAATCCATCTTGTTGTTGTTCCTTCTTTGTAAACTTTAAATGCTTGTATCATATTGGTTTGTTTTGGTTTAGAAATCAAAGATAGGGTAAAACCTTATAACTTTATCAAACAAGGCAAATATTTTAAATAAATGTGATGAACGGCAAATAATAGGGGATGAATGGTAAAAAGGCATAAAAAACCCTCCTAATAAGACTAAAAGGAGGGCTAAACCTAAGTTCCACCAATATGTAAGCCAAAGATATATAAAAAACCCCACCTTTTTAGGGGTAGGGAACTATGAACGAACAACTATTTAGAACCATCTTGCAATGGTGTATCATTAGAATTATCAACCATTCGGTATCCTTGTTGCCAAAGAACCTTACATAAAGTTACGCTTTTCTCTATAATTGCTTCCTCCTCATCCATTGGATTGAGTATGTGCATACACTCGTGGATTAATATTTCCAGATGCTTCTTGCCCTTCAGCCGTGAGTCAATATAAACAACACCATCACTTTCAGCAATGCCGTGTGCCTGTTCCCTTCCTAACTTTCTATGAATTATTTTAATTTTCATCTTTCATTAAAGCTAAATCTGGTCTGTCAATTTCTTTAAATATTAATACTTCGCCACCTCTGATCTTACCTAATGTTATTTTAATCTCTTGCTCTAATTGGTGTATTTCTTGTAGCTTAGAAACCAACCATTGTTCTTGTTGTAGTGATGTCAATTTTGCAAAGTTTTTAGGGTATCTCATATTAGAATACTTTATTTTTTATGATTCTATGGTTATGCACTCTGTAATCTCCATTTGTTTCTTTCTCTATAATAGCAAAACCTTGATTGTATGAATCAACGTGTTTACAGTATTCAACATTTGGATGCATTAAATGTCCAGTTGTATATGTTGTAAATATTTCCTCATCAAATTGGTTTTTAGTAGTGAACTCGCTTGTCCTGTGAACGTGTGATGCAATGGCTGATTGCTTAACCCTATCATATAATGTCTTTGCAGGACTTACACCGCTTCCCCTTCTAAATGTTGTATCTCCGTGAATGATAGGTAATTTGCCAAACTTAACGTGATCTATATTTTTAATCGGAATAATGTTAAAAGTATTTAGCATTAGTATTTCCTCAATGTCAAATTTGCCGTTTAACCCTAATAACTCTGGTGCTTTGGTTCTCATATACCTTTCATACCTAAATTCGTGGTTGGCATCCAAGTTGTAGTAAATAGGTATTAGCGGAAATGATGCCCTAATAAACCCAAGCATCTCAATAATAGCCTCGTATTCCTCATCAAACTTTCTAACTCTTGGGTCTTTCTGGAAATCACTTAATTGATAAAAGTCAACCAAATCTCCATTTATAAATAATGAATCAATCTTTTGGTCATTTAAGTATTTAAAGCAAACATCTATCGCCTTTGGGTCGTGGAATGGAACTTGTAGATCACTTATAAATCCCATTTTTTTAATTGCCATTGGTAAACAATAAACAACCTTCTCCTCAACCCAAGTAGGTGGCTGCACAAAGTGTGAACCTGTACGCTTAAAATCTTCTATAAATTGTGTATTCTTACCTCTTGCTCCTCTATCTTCTCCAGTCTTGCCTCTGTAATAACGTATTAAATATCTAACGTTTTCGTGATTGTCAAAGTGTGCTGATTGCTCCTTCATAATCAAAGTAGCTAAAGTATTAGAAGGCATCCATTGAGGATATTTGGCTAAATAGTCCAAGACTATCTGACCACTCATTGTGGTTTTTTTTCCGCCTTTTTTTGTTGTTGTCATAGGTTTATTTTATGCGATTGAGTTTAGTATCAGGTCTGCTTCTTCTTCTCTACGTTTGACCAAGCCATCCAGTCCGACATTTTCCCAAAGCCGTTTGCTTCGTTCTATTTGGTCGGCTATCCCTTCGTAATCCGATTTAGCCACCAGTTCAACTATTGCCCTCATTTCCTTCCTTCTATCCCCATCTAACTTATTACCTCTGTTATAGATCATAGAAACTAAAGCACCTCTTGTGTCCTCGTTTAAACTGTCTATCTCTGGGTAAATGCTTTTAGTCAAAGCATAATACTTAGGTAAAGACTTATTAACGAAAACATCATACGCAAAATTGTACGGAATTCTAACTTGTAGAATTTCCCCTCTCATCATTGATTTAACCGCCTCGCCTTTTATCCCTACCACTTTCCTTAACGCATTAAGAAAGTTCAAATTTAAGCCATCCCAATCGCTAAAGAACTGCTTCTCGGTTACATAACCAACATCATATCCAAGTCCAATAGTACAACCAGAATCACCACCAGCCCAAATAGGCTTTTGGTAGCGTTTCTCATACACGGCTCTGCCACCGACCTCGTGCTTGATTATCATTTCAATTGCTTTCTTGGAGATCATAACATTTGATTTATAAAATAAACCATATTAATTACCCAAAATGCTAACCCAATTGTAAAAGCCTTTTTTTCGTTGTTTCTCATTTGTTGGTATATTTATCAATTGAAGCAAATCCCATACAGGCACAAACCAACCAGAATACAAGATCAGCTAAATGCTCGTTAATATTCGCCTTAAATACAAAGCAACCAAATAAACATAATGCACCAATAGAAGCAATTACCCTTTTATGGCTTATTGCTCCGTTCTCCCCAGATAGCATATTGTTTATAAAGTCCTTCATTAGAATTTTTTATAGTAACCAAAAGAATATCCGTTCATTGTAGCCGTTGCCGTATATAAGGTGTTTTTAGCCGTTTTAAGGGCAATTGAACCGCCAATACCAATTTGTCCGTTAGAGTGCTTTAAATCGCCTATAAACCCCAAATAAAGCTGGTTCTTTGACTTTGTTTCTAATATCTTGGTAATTGTTATCGTAGGAAGGTTAAAATTGGCACTAAATCCCCTTCCTTGTATCTTGTTATGTGAGATGGTATCTTGTATGTATGCGTATCCAATAGAGTCTATGCGCATAGTATCGGAATAGACCTTAACTTGGTTGTAATCCTTTATAATGTAAATTGTATCAGTTTTATAATATCTTGTTGTATCAATATTATAAATTGTGTCTAAAACCACAAAAGGGATAGATTTCCCTTTGATAAACTTAGTAAAAGTTTTCTGTTGGTAAACTGTGTCCGCTATGATTATAGGGTCAGTTTTAGTGTACTTTGAATCACTAAAGATGAAAAATATTAGAACCGCTATTAATAAAACGATTACTACATCTTTCATTACTTGAATCTTTTAGAAGCCTTAATGTAATAACGAATGGCATAAACTCCAGAAATAATAGCAATCAAACTCGCTATAAGTGAAACTATCGGTTGCACGTTGGCAATACTAATAAATGCGGATGTTCCGCTAACAATAGTTAATAAGTCCGATTGATTGCTATTATGTACCATTTTAGTCTTGAGTTACTTCTTGTGGAGGATTTTGTTCTGCATTTAACTTACCCAAAAACTGCAATAACGGAAGTCCGTAAACTGTTGGGATTTGATTAATAAACGCTTCTAATTCCTTTAATTGTGTTTCATTGATTGTAATCATAGTTTTTAATTTTATATACAAATATAAGTTTATTCCGTAATTAATACCAAGTTTAATTGATTTGCTGCCCAGTTGTAAATCCAAGTGTTAGCATCTGGAGTAGCTGACCAATCTTGATAGTCTTGACCATTAATGTCTAAATTAGCAGTAATTAGGTTTTCGTAGCTTACTGATTCGCCATCTACGATTTCTTTTTGTAGTTCATAGTAAAGCACCGCACTTGATGTAAAGTTGTCATTAATACTAATTAAAGTAAAGTTTGATGCTGTTTGTGGTTCTCCGTTGAACCAAGTTGTAATAGGTTGAATTTTCATTTTATATTATTTTTATTTTTATTGTAATTGGTAAGATTTTACATTTCCGTCTTGTTGTATTAATGCAGTTGCTCCAATTGCAATTGTAATACTACTTACACTTGTTCCAGAATTGTTTATAATATTTGTTCCACTAAAAGCATTTAAAGTAATTATTCCAGTGCCAGCGTTTTTTATCCAATACATATTATTATTTCCACTTGGATTTGGTAATGTCCAAGTTGCAACTCCTGTACCTGTATAAATCCAAGTAGTTTGACCTGTTGTAATTGTTAAGGTAGTTGAAGTTGAAGCAGTTGCATTAGGACTAAATCCAAGAGTATATAATGTTCCATTATTAGATAAACTAAATAATGAATTATCAGTTGCACCATTAACATTTAATCTTGATGCAGTATTAACTATACCAGCAACTCTTAACCCATTAGTAGGTGCTGCCGTACTTGCTGAATAACCAATAGCAGCGTTTCCGTTTACTTGAAGTTTAGAGCCTAAAGTTACAGTTCCAATTCCTACATTGGCAGTAGCATCTAAATATAATTTACTATCAAATGTGCTTCCCGTTTGTGTTGTACTTTGTTGTATGGCAAAATCCCCAAAAACTATTTGGTCAGATGTATATCTCCAACTTCTTGATGCCGCATTTGCAAAATAATTAAAAACAATATAAGAAGTTCCTCCTTGTACTGCTAAACCATTTGTAAAGGTTTTTGTTCCATTAAAAGTTTGTGCAGCAGTTGTAACTACACCTCTTGCAGTTGCACTTGCACTTGGTAAATTAAATGTATGCGTTGAAGTTGCAGAACTAATTGTAAAATCAGTTCCCGTTGTGCTTGTTGCAAATGTTTGTGTACTTGCAGTTAAAGTATTTAATGTAGTAATTCCACCACCACCGCCACCACTATATTGTGGGATGTTTAAAGTGTTTCCTACTAAAGTAGCAGCACCACTTGTTCCCGTTGTAGTTAAAGTTAAAGTTCCTTGCTTACCATTTAATTGCGTTTGTATAGCACTTGTAACTCCTTTTACATAACTTAATTCAGTTAATGAAGGGTAAGTAGCTAAAGCCAAACTTGCTATCGTTGTAGCTGAATCCCAATAAGCAATAGTATTTATAGTACCACTTAATGCAGCTGCATAAGTAGTTGAATCAACTGAACCATCTGCCTTTAAAAATTGACTTGAAGTTCCACCACTTTTAATAATTTTATTTGAAAATGTTACATCGCCACCGGTTACAGATAATGAATTTGAAAAACTTAATGTAGCTAATGAAGTAGAATTTAAAGACACTTCTAATTTTGCAAAACCGCCTGCGGTATTTGTAGCATTAAAAAATGTTCCACTACTATTTGTTGATGTTAATGAACCAGATAAAGTTCCACCTATTAATAGTAAGTAATTAGCTAAATCTGCGGTTGATGCCTTATTGTTAAATGTTGTCCAATCAGTAGAAGATAATAAACCATTTTGTGAACCACTTGCAGTTGCTATTGATAAAGTAATCGTACCACTTGTAGTGATAGGACTTGAACCAATAGTTACTCCACTTGTTGCAGAAGATAATCCCACACTTGTAACTGTTCCTAATGGGTTATCCGCCCAAGACAATGATGAACCATTTGTAGTTAAATACTTACCAGCATTTCCTGTTTGTGTAGGAAAAGCAGCTACGAAAGTATAAGCATCATCCCAATTAGATTGCTTTATAGTTGTAGGAATAGAATACCCACTTGCAAATGTAACCGCTAAAGTTCCACTTGTTGTAATAGGATTTCCACTAACTGACAATCCTGTTGGAACACTCATATCAACAGAAGTAACTGTTCCTGTGTTTGCATCCGTATCGTTAACCCAACTTGTTCCGTTGTATTTTAATACTTGTCCGTTTGTAGGACTTGTTATCGTTACATCACTTAATTGAGTTAAGCTATAATCTCCTTCCGTTGCCACTACTGCTCCTGTTCTACCAAATACACTTGTTACTGGATATGAAATATCACTTGTCAATGCTATTGTACCTGTTGCAGCTGGGAATGTGTATTGATACCCATTAGTAATTGGGAAAAATAAATCTTGATAATAAACTGTACCACTATTATAAATGCCTAAAGTCAATCCTTGACCAGCATTTGAACCAATACCAACATATCCTATTCCACCTGTTGCAACACCATCTTTTAATCTAATACCTGAATCAGCTTTAATTGCACTACTAAAAGTTTTAAGACCTGCTATTGTTTGAGTGCCTGTTGTAATCAATCCTCTTGCAGTTGCACTCGCATCAGGAATATTAAAAGTATGCGTAGCCGTTGTACTTGAGATATTAAAATCCGTTCCGCTTGTTCCTGTCGCTAAAAATTGTACTTGAGCAGTCAAACCATTTAAAGCAGTAATACCTGTGCTAAACGTAGTTATAACTTGACATAAATGACTATTTTCAGTATGTAAAGTAATTGTCCTTCCACTATGTGTTACATAAACTCTAACCGCTAATCTATCAGTTAAAGTTAAAGCCGTTGTAGGTACTGCCAAAGCCGTTGTATATAAATCAATAGTAGTTCCACCTGTAATTCCTTCTGGTGTAGCTGAACTACTTGAAATCAAAGTAAACGTACTTCCGTTATATTTATAAAGTTCAACATAAAATGAAGGAGTACCACCACTACTTGATGCACTAAAATACATCTCAAAGTTCCAATTACCTGCTGGTATTTCTAATAAAGCTGGGTCTCCTGCATCCGTAATAAATTGAGAAATATACCCATCCGCATTTATAGTAAAATCAGTTCCAGCACCTATAACTGGCACTTTACTCATTTCATAATAAGTATTGCCTACAAAAGTTCCTTGATTGACACTTCCGTTTAAATAATAAGAAACCGAGCCACCACCACCACCACCAGAGGTAGGAAAGTTAGCTAAAGTACCATCACCCCTTATATATTGTGAAGCAACACCTGCTCCTGTTACTGCAATCGTTCCATTAGCCGTTAAAGGGCTATTAGCGACACTAAAAGCACTTGGCATAGATAAACCTATGCTTGATATTAAAGTTGGAAACGTAGTTAATCCACCTGCTCCGTTTATATATTGATTGCTTAATCCTGCAAAGCCTATGTTAATTGTTCCGCTTGTTGTAATTGGGCTTCCTGTAATTGTTAAAGCATCGCCACTCTCGGTAACCGCCACGCTTGTTACTGTTCCTGTCGCACCACTTGCTCTTTGCCATATAGTACCAGAATAAATAACTTGGTCGCCAACAAAGAACGTAATAGGACCAGCACCAAAGTCTGTTGTACCAGCTACGTTACACAAATAAACATCTCCTTGATTACCTGTTCCGTTTGCTAAAGTTGGTGTATTCGTTGCAGCGTTCCAAGTACCCTTATACTCCATTACCGAATTAGGTAATTGAGATACTAATATTTTACCACTACCATCTAATTGAGGAATACCATTTGCAACGTTTATACCTAATGCATTAACGATACCAGCCGTACCTGTCAATACACCTTCTAAAGACCTAACTTTTGCACCACTTGATATTACTATTTGATTGCTCATATTAATTATTTTATTGGAATAATGCCCTTACAAATTCCCCACTTTCTAATGCTCTACTAAATGTTAAAATACCAGTTGATGAAACAAACTTAACTTCCTCATCAACAGGAGTTCCGCTTGTCAATATAGTCTGCACATCAATACCACCTCTTGAAACATATAGACAAGTCTTTCCAATTGTATCTCCCCAAGTGATTGTAGTTTCCCCACCTGATGCAGTATATTGTTTACTAATAACTACTCCACCAGCAACAATTACTATTCCTTCTGGGTTTATCGTTGTTCCTGTTGTTCCGTATGCTCCGCTACCTTGTAAACTTACATTGTAGGTAGCCACATCTTTTTGTGGTGCGTTTATAGCCAAACTTGATATATTACAAATTCCGTTAACAATAACCAAACCATCAACTCCGTTATCAACCACAAATTTAATTTCTATTGGCTCTCTTGCCAATTGCTTTTCTAACATAAACAAATAAGAAAAACCAGTCAAAGTAATTAACCCATCACAGGTTACACTCCAAGTAGCTACATCGTTTTTATATTCTCTAAACCAAGCACTTGTTTGGCTTGTAACTTCTTTTTGATCTACACTTACTTGAAACGTACAAGTTGTACTACACGCAAATGCGACATCAACCTCTGGGTCTACATCTGTCCTATGCCAATAAAGCATTACATTATTTCCAATTACTGCTGCCATATTACAAATTTACGCATTATTAAAATATCTTTTAGGAGTTTCTATCGTAACATCCCCAATATAATCAATAGTAGCAGTTGAAGCATTATCGACCATTGTAATCTCTAAAAGTTGTATTTGGCTTGTTTCATCCAAATAAGGTGTTGATGTAAGCCTATTTATTAAAAACTTCTTATTATTATAAGACAAAGCATTTGTGCTTGAGTCTTGAATTGTATATGTTTTATCAAGATAAATGAACCCATTAGCACCTGCTATTGCACCCAAATCTCCTTCTAAAGTAGCAATATTTTTACTTAGCAAGTTTGAATATTGGCGCATAATTAATTGAGCCAACATAGTAAATGCTTCTGGTGGATACCCATATCTGTACCAATCAGTCCATATATCCCCATCTGATTGAAATAATAAACCTACATTATTTCTTATTGGAGATGAACCTTGTGCTGGATAAATTGCACTATAAGGAATGTCAATATCTGTTGCTATTTGTGATGTAGAACCAATATTTCTTGTCAATACAACTTCCTTAATAGAAGCATCCCCTTGTGTTAATTTTACATTCTTAATATAACCACCAACTGCACCAGCTGCTGCTTCAAATTTAATACCTATTAATCCTTCAATAACTAAACTTAATGCTTGTGAATATCCCATTGGAATTTCTACACTATTAGAAACATAAGTATTAAAAGTGGTATATGTTATATCTCTAAAACTTACAGTTGTACTCCAAGTATCATCACTTTTTAAATAGTATGTTGTACCACCAATAAAAGCCGTTATGTAAACTCTTATTATATCTCCAGCATTTGCTCCTTGTAATTCAAAAGATAAATTAGCACTTGTTCCATACATTTTTGGCAAATAAGAATAATCAATTGGAGATAAAAAATAGTTTTGTATGTAAGCATTCCCACTACCTAAATAAAATACTTCATATCTATTTGACTGGTCTTCATTTAAAATAACTAAAGTTGCCCTTGATGTACCAGATTCAAATTCACTCCATCCATTTGCTCTTAATGAAGAACCAGAACCAGTAGTAAATTTAAAAGTTCCGTTATATATATAATTTGCTGCATATTGATATGGCAAAGTTGATTCAATAGTTGGATAACCTTTTCTTACTATTTTAGTTTGATTATTATTTACAAAATGAACATTTCCATCTTGATATGGTTGAATGTTTATTGTATTTGTTAATGTACCATTTCCACTTATACTTGGAACATCATCAACTACATATCTTGTATAATAAATTGTGTCAGCTTGTTGATTCATTGGCAAAATATACCAATCTCCATTAGCTTGGAATAGCCTACATCCAAATGACTTTATTATATTCTCTAAAATAGTATAATAATCTAATTTGTAAAAATCCCTTTTATATTGATACGTTTGGCTAAATGGTTCATCTCCACCAGCATCTCCTCTGTCAAACATTCCATCAGCATAATATGAACAACAAGCATAAATAAATATCATATCATCAAATGGCAAAGCATTTAAACAAGTTCCAATAATATCAATTTGCTTAATTAATGAATTTACATTCACATCCCCATCATAATATATATATCTAAGAAACGATAATCCATCAATACAATTAATGCTAACTTCTTGATTACCTGTTGTAAAAGGAACTTGAACATAATCATTAAGTAAAAATCCTCTCCACTTAATTACACTATTAATAACTAACTCAACATAATACTTTGTTTCATCAAAGTTTAATAAGTCTGGAAAGTTATCATAATCATCTTGGTCTGAAATAATAAAAGACACATTTAATTGAGAAGATATAATAATTGCTATTGGATCTTCATTTGCTGCATTAGGAACTAAAGAAACATTTGTTCCTATATATGGAGTAACAGTTGCACCAACATAACTTTTTTCGTATATCTTAACAATTAGTGATGTTCCATCTCTTAACTCTTGCGTTATAGTATATCTTAGTCCGTATGCCATTATGCTAAACTAATGTTTTGTCCTTTAAGATTAGATGCCTTTTGCGCCCTGTTAACAGATAATAATAAATCTTGTCCTCTTAATACAAATTGGCTTAATCCACTTCCATTTCCACTACCCATAGAACCAGCATTAAATGAACCTCGCATCATATTACCAAGTTTGCTTAATGGTAAAACTGCTTCACTTTCGCTTCCTTCCCCAATCATTGCCAATGTTGGACCAGTTGCAACTCCACCACTTGCTAACCCAAGAACTTTACCAAACGCTTTACCAAATGAAATCCCACCACCAGCTGCACCACCACTAATTAAAGATAATATTGCAGCAAATAATGTTGCTTGTAATAATGATGCTGCTATTTCTTTAGCAAGATTTCTAAACATTTGACTTAATGCTTCACTTGCACTTGCTCCACTTTCCATAGCTTCAAATAATCCAAATATTGAATTAGTAACAGTACTTGAAATTGTCATTGCAAATTTCTCATAAGATTTATTTAATTCTTCTAATTTCTTATTTTCGTTATCAATATTATCTAATGCTAACTTTTCTTTATCCTTTGTCCATTTTGATAACCATTTAAGATAATCTTCGTGTTGCTTCTTTAAATCTTCTATTGCAGTATCTCCACCAATTACTTCTTCTAATGGAGTTAATAAAGAATTGGTTTTATTTATTCTTTTTATTAAATCACTTCTATCTTTCTCTGATAATGTTGTATCTTTTTTAGGCTTTGGTGGTGGTTTACCAGCTGGACTTGGAGTCTCTATATTAGTTAGAGTATTTAGTAACTCTGCATTTTTAGTTTTTGCTTTTGAAATTACATTATCTAAATCAGTAATTAAAAGATTATACCCATCAGCAATTCTTTTTCTTTCCTTTTTAGCCTTATTTTCATTGTATTCTGCACTACCACCACTTGCAGTAACTTTTTTTACATCAGCATCTCTTTGTGCTTCTAACTTTTTACGTTCAGCATAAGCAGCAGCTAAAATTTGTTGTGTATTCTTTTCTTTACCAGCTGCATCTTCTTGTATTGCAGCAACATTAATTAAATGTACTAAATAAGCCTTATCAGTTTTAACTGTTGCTTCTTTAATAGCTTTGTTATCTGAATATAAAGACTTTAGTCTTTTAAGTGCCTCTTGTTGTTGCGTAGGATTACCACCAGAAATAATGTTAACTAAATTCAACCCAATAGTTCTATTAGATTGCGCTTCGCCAACTATTTTATAAATATCTTGATTTAACTTTAAAAGTTCTTCTCTAAACTTCTTTAGTTTTTCAGTTGGACCAATAAAAAATTCTGCTATTTCATCACTAAAAGTAACCGCTAAAGATGAAACAACACCCAATGCAAGACCAATACCAGCTGGACCAACTAAACCAGCAGCCATTTGTTTTAATGCACCAGTTGCTCCATTAGATTTTAATGATAATTGTTGGAATGATTCTAATAAAGGGTTTAAGTTATTCGCAATACCTATAAACCCATAAGGAGCATCCTGTGCAACCCTTGATAAATTTGATAAAGCAGTTGTTGCATTATTAACAGGTGTGCCAACTGCATTCATTCTTTGACCTAATATGCCAAGCGAATTATTTACGACACCAATTTTTGTATTTAATTGGTTTATTTCATTAGTATCAGTTGATTTCCTTAATGCGCTTTGTAATTTCTTGAGTAAATTTTCGGCTTTTTGTATTTCAGCACCTAAGTCTTCAGTACTTGCACCAATGTTAATTTGTATATCTAAAATATCTGCCATCTTTATTAGTTTGCTCCGTACAATTTAAGTGTCCTTGCCAATTGTTCTTCCGTTATCATTACTCTTTCTTCATCAATATCTGCTTCATCTAATTCTGGAATACTCCAAAAAGACTTCATTGATTTTGGGTTTTTCTCGGTAGTAGAACTTAAGTATACAATATAGGCAAGGTTTCTTGTCCTTGCCCATTCGTTTAACTCGTTTCTTTCATTACCTAAAACGATAATGGAAAAGTCTTTCCAAGTCATATCCCAAAATTCATTTGGTCTTATTCCGCACTCCGCAGCTTTAACTAAGATATCATCCCAGCTTAGCTTTGTTAGGCTTTTTTTTTTCTTCTACCTTCTTTACACCTGAAATGGTGTGGACTGTATTCTCAACGATATATTTTATATAGTCAATAATTTGACCTTCTTCGCTAAAAATAGAACCCACTTCATCTATCCATTCACAAGCATCATCAATGGTATATTTAATCTCTTGTTTATTACTTACACAAGCAGATTTGTAACCAATGTAAACAAGCTGGACTATTACATCCAAACTTGTTTGAGCCGTTGAAAGAACTTTAAAGTACTCATCAATACCGATATTGTTTTCTTTTGTAAACTCACGCATTGACCAAGTACCCCACTTTAGGTGGATTGTGTTGTTGTTAGTCTTTAATTCGAACATAGTTTTTTATTTATTATACAGTTTCAGTTTGTGTAATAGGAGGAACACTTACAACGAAAGTTGCAGTAAATTTAACATCATCCTTATCAGCAGCGTTAACATTAAAGTTGCTAATAAACACTAATTGACCTGCACCACCATAAGTGATATCACCTGCTGCTGGAGTTGCTTTACCCATCTTAATTGCGAATAAAGTTTGAGCAGCGTGAGCAGAATACAATTGTTGGTAACTATCTTTAGAAGGAGTTCCTGTTTCATCAATCGCAAAACCTTCACACTCAAAAGATTGATTGAATGAAGGACTTGGAGTGTATTGATCTCCACATTTAGAAGTTGCATCAATTGTTCCTAAAGTTGATGTCAAAGAGTTAGAAGTCAAACAAGCTACTGGCTTGAATGTTCCATCATTGTTAATGTCAGCTAAGAGGATATAATCTCTACCGCTTACTTTTGTTTCTGCCATTTTATTTAATTTTAATTTTGAGTTATGGTTATGTTATATGTTATTAATACTCTAAAAACGTTATCTAAAGGGTTTAAGCCATCTAAGTTTCTAATGCTTTCTACACTTAAACTTGAAGCAGTAAACCCATTTGATAAGGTTATAACTGAATCCGAGTTTATATCATCCAACACTAAATCGCTTATTGTTTCAGCACGTTTATATCCAAAGTTAGCATTTTTTGTAATAATATCAACTACGATTGAAATACTATTTGTATATCCAGCTTTGCCTTGTTCTTGACTTGATGTTCTCCCAGTCATTACAATATACTCATCTCCTGCACCCTCTGGAGCATAACCATCATAAACAACCAATCCACTTGCACTTGTCAAATTAGTATAAAACCACTTCTTTATCTCAATATTAGGATTTAACATTCTTCAATACGTTTAATATGTTCTTAATCATTTTTGGTTTTTCAGTTTCAAATGCTGGTATTAAAAAAGGTTGTGGTCGCATACCTTTCCTTAAAATGCTAATGGCTATTGCATAAGCAATTGACTTGTCTTTACCACCTCCAATACCTTTTCCTTTTACCCACAAAGTCAAAGCATCTACCATATCTTTAAAATTACCACCTTTTCTACCTTTAAATGAACTTGCTAATTCCTCATATCCAGCAGGTATACTTACTTTACCACCTGTTCCAAACTCAACATAAGGTGCATAAGAAGCACTTGAACCAACTGTAAAAACATACCCTTTTTCAACATTTTTTTCTTTTAAGTAAATACTATTTCTTAATTGACCAAAGTTTACAGGTGCTAATCTTTTTGCTCCACTTTGAATATTTAAAGCCGAAGCATTTACTTCATCCTTTACACCTTGTTGAACCTTAGCATCTAAAGTATCAAGTTTTTTTAATACATCTGATAAATTACCTATGTCAAAAGTAAATCTTGGCATTATTTGTAAATTATTAACTCCAAGAACCTATTTTGGTTCTCTACGTTTTTAATAGAATGTATCGTATATCTATCGCCTTCTATCTCTACCTCATCCGAATCATTGATAGTAACCCCAAAACGAATATAAAGCCTACTCATTTGGTCGAACTGCAATTCTGCCTCTCCTATTGCACGAACTTGGTTATCTGGTCTTAAATCACCCCATACTGTGGTTTGTAGGGCAAAGGTTGTTGTGTAACCACCTTGACCATCACTTACTCTTGTAGCAGCCCAAATACCGACTTGTCTTGTCATTGTATTTGCATCAACGTAGTTTGCTTTCGCTTTTCCTAACTTCATATTATAAAATTGGGCTTATTCTTGTCCATCTTTGACACGCTTTCCAAGACTTCTCACAAATACCAGAATCACCATCTAATCCTCTATTCTCGTAATCGTAACTAATTTGGTCTAAGATAGCTAATTTAAGGTCTTTAGGGATAGTTGTGTAACCAGCCTCATAAGTTGCCTTAAAGTTGGCATATCTTGGGAAAACTAACTTAGGGAACTCATCGCCTATCAATTGTAGGTTTGTTCCTGTAATCTCTAAACCATCTTGCTCCATATCAAACAACTCAAAAGTCGATATGTCAATTGGACCGAATGGAATCTCAAAATTGCCACTCACATTATTGAAATAAGTAGTAATGTCCTTTGGTATCAAACTCAATCCTGTTGCCACTTCAATAGCTTCTCTTGCTTGTGTAATCATTAACGTAATCAAGGTATCTTCAGCACTTGTTGTAACACGGCAATAAAGTTTTGCTTCCGCTAAAGTAACTGGCTCTGTAATTGGTGCGATAGGAACGGCACTAAAGTCATTAATATAATTAGAATAAGACATATCCTTTTTTTACAAAATTACTTAATTTATTCCAATAAAAAACCCCCACCGAATTGGTAGGGGTCATTTATTTACTAATCCTTAGAACTATACGTTACCCATATCAGCAAAGATTGCAGATGTAGTCAACATTAAGTTGATGTCTTCGTAACACTCAATACGAGCAGTTACTAAGTTCTTTTGGAAGTTATCTCCATTCTCATAAGAGAACTCGATAGCTAATCCTTCTACTTCAACTCTCTCTAAATAGCTATTGTCAAAGATTAATACTTTGTCATCAGTTACCCAAGATGCAGATACAACTGGAACACCCCAGATTGTAATTCCACCATTAGGGTTTACAACAACACTACCAGCACCAGCATAGTAACCAGCAGCAATAGTTGCTTTCAATAAGCGACCCATTTGCGTTTGAGATACTAAAGCATAAGAAGGAACAAAGTTCGCAGTCTTTTGGTTAGCGATGTAGTCTACTAATTGTAACAAATCGTTAGTTTCAGCAGTTGTAGTTGAACCTGTTGCAGCACCAGATACAGTAGAGAAAAACGCAGCGTTCTCAGCCTTGAAGAAATCTCTTTGTAACATTCTTGGTAAAGTTTGAGTCAAGAAAGGTAAAGACTTCAACATTTGCTTAGAGAAAGTAGAGAAACCAGCAAGATAGTCATTTACAACTTTAACTTCAGTCAAAGAGTAGTTGTTCTCGCCTTTATCAGAACCTTCAGTTTGAGCAGCAATGTTGTTAGTTAAACCGCTATTCTCACGATAGTAAACATACAATCCAGTTTCACTTCTAACAGTAGGGATTAAATCTCTAAAGTTTAAAGATTGTGCTGGTTGGATAGCTGGGTTCGGAGCATAAGATGCTTGAGAATCACCAGTTAAGTTACCACTTAAAGTCATTGTCTTAACATCAGATAAATCCAAACGGAATTTACCATTAGTCTTCAAAGACTTCTCCATTGCATCGAAATTACCATCTAATTTCTCCATAATTACTTCATCCATAAACTTAACTTCTTTCTTAGCTGCTTTCTTTTGTGTAGCTAATTGAGAGTCGATTTGCTTTTGTAACTCATCTTTTACAACAGTTACTTGTGCAGACACTTCTTTGATTTGTGCTTCTGCGTTAGCTTGAAAACCTTTAAGGTTCTCAGCCATTTCGTTGATTAAATTTTCCATTTTTACTTTTTAAATAGATTGTTAAATTGTTTAATTGCCTTTAATACTTCCTCATCGTTTTTTTCTTCAACTTCTGGTGTCGGCTCAACTGCTTCAGCGGGTTGAGTGATTGTTTCAGTAATTTCCAAAGCTAATAACTCGGCTTGTATTTGTTTTATTTGAATCTCCATTAAAGCAAAGGTGTCATCTGTGAATGTACCACCTCTAAATGCCTTAATTAAGTTTTCTAATCTTATTGATAAATTTTCTTTAGTTTCTTTGAACTCACCCTTAAAACCCAATGTTGGAGTTTCAGGATTAGCACCCCAAAGAACTGCTGAACCTTCATAGAGTTTTAATTCTGTGATTGTACGCACTCCAGTCTTTTGGTTTACATCTGACTTTAACGTACTAAATCCGATTGAGTGTTGATTGATTAAACCAGCTTCATATAACTTGATAGCATCTTCACCACATTCAGTTTCTATTAAGTCAGTAACCGCAACAAGCATATCGCCTTCAATGTATAACTCTTTAGGCTTCCCCAAAGTATGTGCCATATCAGCTTTGTGATCTACTAAAGACCAAATCATATTCTTGCCCTTTGGTCCACGTTCTTTGATAGTCTTGGTAAACGCTTCAGCAACAATAATATCATTGTCTAAATCAACGTTACCAATTCTTGACCAACACGCTTTTACTGTTCTTGATTCTGGCTCTATATCCAAAATCATATCATTGTAGCTTTTGTTTTCAATCTTACTCATATAACAAAGTTATTATTTTTTTTTAATCTGCTAACAAATCTCTTATTAAATTAGAAATTTGCATCAAAGCCACATTATTTATCAGATTCCAAACTAACCCCATATCTCCTCTTGGTGGGTTATCCTGTAATCTTTTTGGCTTACCATCTTCGCCTCTAACGGCTTCGTAGCCTAACGTACAACGGCAATTGATAACATCCCCAGCACTTCCACTTGGGTCGCAAGGATGTAACATTTGCTCAAAACCTCCATTCTTAGTCTTAACATTAAATTTTTCATCGTAAGCTACTTTTATTCCATCCATATGAAAATGGTCAAACATATCTCTCGGAACTCGCCTTGTTCGGTTATCCCTTGCAGCAATCCATTCTTTCATAGTTACAAGTCCAGTTGCAGCCGTTCCAACCATTGAACCAATGTTGGCTGCTCTGCCTGTTTCCGTTCTTGCTATCATCTCTGCTCGGTAATCCGTTATTCCAGCCGTTCTTAATAGTTTGATTGTTTCTTGCAATGTCAAACCTTCCTCAACTGACTTCATTAAATATTGTTGAATTTGGTTTTTTGTTGTTTGTGTTATCTCGGCAGCAATTTGATCTAATCCTTTCATTTCAAGGTAAGTCAACATCACATAAGTAAATAGGTCAGTTTGCTTACTCTTCAACTCCTCTGGTCCAGAATATCCCTTGACCGATTTAGAAACGTTCTTCTCGGTAATTTGTGCCATCTTAACCCCCATTGCAATATGAAGGTTTTGGATGGTCTTCTTTATCTTCTTGTCGCTTATTGCGTTTAAATCTTGAGTATCGCAATAAGTATCCACTTGCCTTTGTAGTTCTTTCTTGAACTTAGGCGAATAGGTTTTTAATGCATTAGCATATAACTTTTTATAGTCTTGCCAAATCATTATGCATCTATTTTTTCAAGTAACTTACCAGCTGCATTAAATACATCTGTTTGGCTTTGTTGACCTGCTCTTTGTCTAATAGCTATAAGTCCTGCTCTATCTACGTTTACAAAATCACTTGTGTAAATGTAGTGCCAATGTTCTTTAGTATCCATTTCAGCGTTTGCATCAATAGCTAAAAACCACTTACCATAAGCAGACATACCATTTTCTTCAATGTATGCGTTTTCTTCAGCTGCGCTTGGTCTATTCCAAGTGCTTGAGTTTATTACTTTGCCTTGACTTACTAATGAAGCAGCTTGAGTAATACCACTACGATTGATGCCTGTTGTTTTCTTGATTTCGCTTATTAACTGATTAGCTAACTGTACGAATTTCTGTACATTATTCATTTGGTAAAGTTAAAGGTTGAAACTCATCTGGTGATTGTAAACTTGAAGGAATATATAATTTTTCCATTTCAGTTTGGTCTATGTAAGGAGGAATCTCTAATCCCATAATATCCATCTTTTGCTTAGGTGCAATCCACCACGCTTTATCCAACCATTCTACTTGCTCTGCTTTGTTTGCTTCTAATTCACTATAAACAGTAGGGTCAAAGTCAATATAGATACCAGTATTTCTATAACCCCAATCGGAATGTAATTTACGATTTAAGTTATCTCTAATACCAACTAACAAAGGAATAGCACAACGAACTGTCAATGCTTTCTCTCCTTCTCTTTGGTTGTTATAAGTCTTATTCTCAGCATCGTTTAACAATTGAGAAGGTACTCCGTAAATATTACAAAGTGCTTTCATATCCCACTTCTCACTCTCAATAATGTCTAATTCAACAGGACTCAATCCTATTTGTTTCCAATCTACTTTATAACCACTAACTGCAATTGAATTAAAGTTAGCAGAGCCACCTTTTTCACTCACGGCTCTTTTAAGTGCTTGTGCTTGTTGTGTTCCACTAATAGGGTCAAAGCGTTCATCATTCATAAATAGTACTCCAGCTGGACCACCATTCTGGAAAGATGCAACCGCAGCAGTCTTGGCTTCGTTCGAACGAGTCAAGTTTCTCGCAGCAGCCATCAAAGGAGATTGACCATATAGTTGATTTCCAGTTGTATTCCATTGTAAGTTTACATATTTATCTTGTAGTATCTCTTTTTTACTAAAGTTCCAAAGTGGACCATAGTTCAATTGGTAACCGCTAATAGTTGGTGGAAAGTTTTGAATGTCCGCTAACACGTACATATATTGAGAAGGAAGCACGTACAACTCATAAGGCTTACCATCGTTGTTTCCACCTTCAATCATCTTTGCGTAAACAAAAGAGTTACCTGTAACTAATTTAAAAGTACACCAAGACTCTACGAAATCGCCAAAGGTATCTTCTTCATTAGGATATTTTAACAACTCGTTTAATCGTGCATCTCCTGTATATAATTCAAACGCTTTCTTATGTAGCTTCTCCACTTCCTTCCAGTTCTCAATCTTATCTGGTTGGCTCATTAACGCTTTATATTTCTTTGCAGAACTTTCATCAACCACTTTATAAACGTGGAATGGAGCAAGTTTTGCTTTGTCCGCAATTAATTTAACGATTGAATAAACTATATCATTTGCTGAATAACCATCATTAACAAAGCTAATGTTGTCGCCACCTTGCCAAGTTATTATCCCTTGTTGTATCGCAACTTGTCCGTTAAAAGGAATTTGTGGTAGTACAGTAGATAGTTTTTGTCTTTTACCAAAAAAGTCAAGTAATCCCATTATATATGAATTTAAAACAAAGTTAGTTATTTTATACTAAAAAACAGATACTTCAAATTTTAGCTTGGTTAAATGCGTAAATACGGCATACCTACAAGCATCCATCAAGTCATCATTTGCCTTTACAGGTTCTTCAATTACGTTATCGTTTTTATCCTTTTTCCATTTGTAAGACATAAACTCCCTTCGTAGGTTTTTGCTATTGTAGTGCAAGTTTATTGGGTAAGACTTCATCTTAACAATTCCAGCCCATACATCCTTTTGCGCTGGTTTAATGTTAAAGCCTTGTCGGTAAAGTTCCTCAATAGATTTTGGCTCGGCTGCATCCGCATAGATAGTTGCTCTCTCTGGTAGCTTCTCTTTAATCAATCTTGATAGATCACTAAGAGTTAGTCCGCTTTGATAAACTATTTCCTCAAAGTAGTTTTGTCCTTCGTGGTGTGTAACCTTGATAAGTGCAGCTGGATGGACATAACCAAAGTCTAATCCATAGAATACATCGCCATCAGGTGCTTCATCGTATTGCTTCCATTGAGTGTATATAATTTCCTTTGCAGAGCCTCGTTCCCCTAATCCGTAAACCTTCCACATAAAATCATCTGGTAAGTCTTTGTATTGTTCAATGTTTCTTACTTGGCTATCGCTTAGATTTGATATGTTGTTAAGATAAGTAGAATGTATGCGTTTGTTTTGTGGGTTATCGGCAACCTCATAAACCCAACTAATAAAGTCCGCTGGATTCCAGTCTAAGAATACTTGACCCGTTGTTCTTATTAGTAATTGGTCAAACAAAGCCTTACTAATTAGGTTTGCCTCGTTTACGAATAGTATATCTCTTGCTGGTCCTTTTGCTTTGTCAGGGTCTTCAAGACCGAATAACTCAATATAAGAACCATTCTTAAACGTATAAATAAAATCGGTGTAACGGAAATCCTTTTCATCCCAAATGTTCCATTGCTCCATTATGCCTTTAAAATCCCTATAAACTCCACGCTTAATATGTGGGAGTGAGTGCGATACAAATGATATTCTTGTATTTGGTTTGCTTAAAGCAATGTGTATTAGTAACTGAACAACGGAATAACTTTTGCTTGACCTTGAACCACCTTCGTTACAGATAACAGGAAATCCATCTTCGTATGCCTTTTTGTTAGCATAAAAAACTGGTGTAGCCTTAATCTTTAATTGGTTGACAATCTGCATCTGGTTCAATAGTTATTTGAACACTACCCTTAATATCAGCAGTAATGTCGGTTGTTTGTTTTGGTCTGCCCTCTAATCTATCCAATAGTATTTCGTAAGCCTTTAAATCGCCCTTTCTCGCTTTAGCTATGATCTGCATATCTAATTGCTCTGCTATTGTAAACTCCTCATCTTCTCCTGTTACTGGGTTGCGTACCTTAGTAACCAACTCTAATAAACGTAAAAGCCTTGTCTTGCTATTAGGCACACCTTTACCCCTTCCATTTGGGTTTCTTACTTCTCCCTTTTGTGCTGGTATTAAATTATGCTCGTTTGCCATATTTTCTTAATATTCTCTAATTATTACAAAGTTACTCCGTTCTTTTTGATAACCAATGATGGTTCAAGTTTTTTCATCCTATCTACAATTACTTGGCAGTATTTTGGGTCTAACTCCATTCCATAACATTTGCGTTTCATTTGATGTGAAGCAACCATTGTTGTTCCTGTTCCACAAAATTGATCTAAAACAATATGACCTTCTTTTGTAAATTGCAATGCCCATTCTGGTAAATCTATTGGGAATGTTGCAGCGTGAACGTGAGAAAATTCATTATTTCTATTTGGCTTGCCTCTGTATATATTTGGAACTGTTCCCCTAAAATTTGCATTAGGTATTGCTCTTGAAGCTTTATCTTTTGAAGATATAAAGAACATATATTCCCAAGCAGAAGTCATTACATTTTCAGCCATTGCTGGCGCTCCGTGTCCTTTATCCCATATTGCAACATCTATAAAATTGTCTTTATATTCATTCAAATATTCTATTAAAGCTATTTTATTACCGGCTAAGCTTTGAATATTGCAAATAAGATATTCGCTATTTAATATTGCGTTATTTGTAAATCCTATTAATAAATCTAAATAATTATCTTTAGTTTGATTATCGTTGTATTCGTTGTATTTATTATCTGTTGTATGTGTGTTACCACTCAAAGCCTCACTTTTACCTGCATTATAAGGTGGACTTGTAAAAGACATATCAGCCTTTTGTCCGTTCATTAGCTTTGCCACTTGGTCGCTATCTGTACTATCGCCACAAAGTAATCTGTGTTCGCCTATCTCAAATAAGTCGCCTAATACTATGTCCGTTTCTATTCCGCCATCTGGTACGGCAAAGTCATCTTCTTCTGCCTCTAATACAGTTGCATCAAAGTTTGGTATATCTAAACCCCATTCTGTAAGTAATTGCTCATCCCAATTGTTTGCAAGATCATCCCAATCCCATTCTCCGTATCCTACGTTATCTTTTACAATAAACTCTTTCTTTTGTTCTTCGGTTAAGTCTTTTGCTTGTTTTACTGGTACATCTTTTAAACCAGCTTCAATACAAGCCTTTAGTCGCATATTGCCACCTAATACTACATTGTTTTCATCTATAACAATAGGTCTAAGTTCAAGCATTTGAGGGAAGTCCTGTATTGACTTAACCAGCTTCTTAAACTTCTCATCCTTAATGATTCTTGGGTTGCTTGGGTTAGGTTTAATTTCGTTGATGTTCATATTAGTTATTTAGGAATATTTTTAATGTTTTACCACCATCTTGAAAGGCTAATTCAATGTGTTCAAAATCGCCTAATTCTTTATACATAGTTAAAATTCTACCTACTGGCTTTTCATTTTTAGCGTGGTTAATTACTTCTAATCTTGTAACCTTAGCCTCTTTGGGTTGCTCTGGAATAGATTTGTAATCGTTTCTTTCATCCATATTATCGGTTTTTAGTTGGTGTTCGTATTGATATAATGCTATCTGCTTTCTTTTCTAAATTGGTATATCCAAGCCATTTGCCACATTTGGTACACTCAAACTGTGTTTCTTTGATCTTACCGAACCATACATATCCTTCAGTAATTTGACCGCATTTACAAGTGTATTGCTTTTTGCCGTATGTATCTTTCATAGTTTATTCTTTAACTTGGTTACGTTATTGCTAAGAGGCTTTACCAAGTATTTTATCTTCCTTGCCTTGCGTAAGGTTTTACTGCCTTATCCTTTGGACCAGATGTCTTTTTGTACTTGCCGCACTTTCTTTTGCCAAAGCTGGTTTTACCACTATTTGTTAATTTAGCCATTGTAATTATTGATTAAGTCTGCCATAAAATTAAATCTTTGTTCTTGTGTTTCTCCAAATACATAGTGCGTAGTGCCATCAATCTCAAAAACATAGCAAGGATAACCTGCTATCTCTTGTTCTTTGCACGTTTTAAATATGTTGGATTCTAAGGTCATTTATATTTTTCAATCAAATCGTTTAATTCGTTTCTTTGCCATTTCTTAATCCTGTTGTTAACCGCCTCAAACTCCAACTCTTTAACTGCCTTCTCTCCTATCCTTTCTACTAAGCCAATCCTATACATTGCTTGGTTGCCGTGTTTAAACATATTGCATCCAGCACATTGTAAATGGATATTCCATTCGTTAAACCTTAAAGCCGAATAACCTTTAACAGTAAAGTAATGTCCAGCTTGATTACCATTGTAGCTTCCGCAACTAATACAAGGCAATCCTTCATCTCGTTTCCTTATATAAGCATTAACTACCTTTTGGGTTTTTTCTAACAACTTTGGTAAAGGTATCAATGGCATAAAGCAAAATTAGGTTTACTTTTTCAATCTAACAACACATAATCTATCGTTATGCTTGTATCGTTTTTTGTTTATTGGGTTCATATATGTCATTATGGTTTTATAGTCAGTACCTAAAAACCTTATTGCCTTTGCAATTGATCTAAACTCTATCTCCTCTTTTGTATCCAGATAAATCAATCTTACTTCAATGTTGTTGTCTATCCCTGTCATTTGTTTATCAGTTTGTAATAAAGTATTTTCAATAATTCCCAAAGTGCTATGATTATAAATATTTTAAGCATAATCTTTTGATTTCAAAGTATAAATGTGCCGTTAAATAAATGCAACACGCAAGTGGAACTGATATCAGCATAAACTTTGCTAATTCATAAATAAATGTTAATTGTTTCATAGTTGGTTTTGTAAAAATAAGTACAAAGCATATCTTTTGCACTCATTCTTGATAAATATTTCATTATTTAATTTCTCCAAGTCTTTAGGTGTTTTAGCCATTACCTTGTAATGTGCTATTATCTTTTTCTTTATTTGATCTGCCTTCTCTTGACTTAGATTATCCTTATTTAATTCCTTTCGCTTCCATAGTACATCAAAAGCCATTGTATTTAGCAACTCCCAGCCTCTTTTAGCCGACTTATCCCAATTTTCGTACAATGCCTCAATAACTTCATCATCATTGATTTTTGGTATCTCTACTGGTTGTGGCTCTACATAGGTTTTTTGTCTTACTTGCAAAGCAATTGGCTTATAAGCAGCCATTACATCACCAAAGAATTTAGGTGTAAATAAAATTGCTTTGTCAACTGAAAGTTTGCCCATTGCGTAAAGTTCAAATGCAACACCAAGTTCTTTTAGTTTATAATTTCCGTAATTATTAATTACAAATTCGCATAAGAATTGAAAAGAATCAATTGATGGTGTTTGGCATCCACTCAAAACAATACAAGTCTTTAAATGCTCCTTTACTTCAATAGGCGAACATCTGCCAACACTCATTGTATCTAAAGCCATAGCAACTTTTAATTCATCTGGTTCAAGTTTAGAGATTCCATAGGTCTGTGGCTTGTTGTTCAGAGTAAGTTGGTTTGCGATTGTTGCTAATTCCTGTTGCATTTGTTTCGTTTTTAAGTGTAAAAAAACCTTTCCATCCTTTTGCCATTGATTGTTCAATAATTTCTAATGCTATTGTTTCATCCCCTCCAGATAGTTTAACCAAATCTTTTAATGATGCTTGTTCGCTTTGAGGTGTTGCGTATGTAAACTTAAATTGTTTTCTTTTAAATTCCTTCCACATTTCCCAATAGTTTATAAATTCTTCGCTTTCAAATGGCATTGTTACCATAACCTTAACCTTATCCTTAACCATTACCTTATCCATAACCATATCCTTGTCCCCTTGCAAGGGGCTTATAAGGGGCTTATAGTTATCAATTTGTTCTTTATATCTTTCTAAATTTTTGATTATTCCTGTATGCGCTTTGTTGTTTTCACTTAAACCGCTTGGATATTGAAACTCAATAAAACTTGGAATAAACCATTTAGTATTATTTTCTAATGGTATTATCTTATCCCCAAAATATTCTAATG